GCATCATCTCTAATTCTAATACCACGCATTTTAAATCCAGCTGGTAAGTTAGATAAAGTTCCTGCATCCAATAACTGACGGAGTGCTGCAGTTGCAGTTCTGCTCAATCCGCCAATCATATGGATTAAACCAAAGCCATAAAAGCCTAGTCCTGGAAGAAACTTAAAGTGCGTAAAGTATGGTATTTTAGTTTTGTCTGGATCACCAATTTCATAGTTACGTCTAATAGCTAAAACATTTCTTGTAGCTTCATCTACTGTTACTATGTATGGAATTTTAATTCCTGAAGGCTCACCAGTCTCTGGATCTTCATCTTCAAAACCTTCTATGTCTAAATTAACATGACATTCTAAAATAGTATAAACATCATCGTCTTGAGTTTTTCTTTGACCTTCTAATTCTCTTTCTTTTTTCTTAACATCATCTTCAACTTGTCTTGGAGAACCTAAATCAATATCTAAATAAAATCCTGCAACTTGTTGTTTTTTTAATTCGTTTTTAGAAATTTTTACCCGATGGATGATTGCCTCTGCATCGTCTAATGAGGTAGCCGTGTAGGGTACAATCAAATCATCTGCCGGTACAAACTTTGATGTAGCTTTTTTAGTTAACTCATCATAATAAGTTTTCTTAAAAGCTGACCCTGCTAATGGTAAATAAAATAGCATTTGATCAAAGTCGGGCTCATAGTCTTTCATTTTTTCCATGAGCTCGTAGTTCATAAAATCTTTAACACGTTGTGCTTGTCTTGTTTTTTCTTCGTTAGGTGCACCAATTACTTGAGTTCTAACTGGTCCATCTGCTGGTAATAATTCTTTGTAAGCTAATGCTTGAAACTGAGTAACTGCTTCTGCAAGAACTGGGTGAGTTGCACCACTAGCTCCTTGGAAAGGTTCTGTTCTCATATCATATTTAAAACCTAAAAGATCTAAACCTTGAGTGTAAGAACGTTCCCATTCTTTTCTACCCATTTGATAATCTTGATATTTTTGAGAAAGGTCTGCACCCATTTCATCTAAAATATCATCTGGTAAAAATTCTGCTAAGTTTGCATAATGCTCGTCACCACCTTCTGGTGATGCAGCGTTTGGATCAAAGTCTACTTCAACTGATCCATCTTCTTGTTCGTTAACTTCTACAGGACCTGGAGCTTCACTAATTTCTTCTTGAGCCTCAACTACTGTTTCTTTTATTTCTTCCGCACTAGGAAGTTCTACTGAGCCTCTTGGACTTTGAGTCAGAGACTTGTCTATTTTGTCTGCCATTTTTTATTTTCTCCAGTTTCACTGTTCTAACAGTATTATAATTAATATTCAACCCCTGAGGCGTGGGTCCGGATTCAGGCGGCAGGAGCCATGTCTTAGGGTATTTACTCATTGTACGTATATTTCTTCATATCTTCTAAATCAATCTCATCAATAAATTCTTCTACATCTTTAAGCTTGCCTTCTGCATCAGGTCTAGCTGTTGCTTCATTATAAGTATAGCCACCACTTTCAGGGTCATAATCTAATTCCATTTCCATATCTTTTTCTAACATATCACCTTGTTGATTTCTTTTTGTAACTGTTGTTTTATTACCTTGTTTAGTAACAACATAATTATCTAATTGATAAGTTTCAGCTATTTCATCAGTTCTTCTACCTGAAATACTTTTTTTCCCTAAAGTTATAACTTTAGTTATAAGGTCAGTTATAAAATCAGGCATACCATCTGCACCTCTTCTAATTACTTCAACTGCTTTTTCAGCAACCGGTGCAGCAGCTTTAAAATATTTTCCAACAAAAGGAAGTGACATAAGACCTGCACCTATTTTTATAAATTTTCTTTTTGATGGATCATCTGGTCCGTCTGCAAAACCTATACGTCCGCCATCAGCAAAAGATCCTTTAAGAATAAGTTGTATGTTTTCAAAATCTTTATCTGCTTTAATTTGAAACTTTTTACCTTCAGGATCTCCCATGCCTAATATAAAATTAACCACATCTTTTTTTCCTATGGTATCTTTAAAAAGAGTATTGCCTTCTGGAGTAACAACATCTACTTTAACTTTACCTTTATCTATTTCAGCACCACCAAAAAATTTACTTCCTTCAAGTAAACCAGTAATTCCATAATTTAAATCTCTTTCAGAAACTTTTATGCCAGGGCCAACCTCTTGTTCACTTTGTATACCACTAGCTCTTGGATATAATTTTAAACTTGGTGTACCTTCTGCATAACCTGCACGTCCCCCTGTTGATAAAAACTGTTCAGGTATTTGTTGTGGTTGAAATCTTTTACCTAACATTAAATCTGTTAGTCCTTGCATACTAATAGCTCTTGCATTAGATAATATTTTTTCTTCGGAAGCTCTTTCCATATCTACTACTTTTTTTGCTTTTTCATATTTTTGTTCAGCTTCTTGTCTAGACATGTCTGATTTTATATTGGGTGTATCAAAGTCTGTATCTAAACCAGAAAAGTCTTGTGCAATCTGTTCTCTCATGTCTTGTTGTTTAATAACTGATCTTGCTTCTCTTCCTTCAGGTGATAAATCAAGTACGTCTTTAGTAGAACCAATTATATTAGTTCCAATCAAACCATACTCTAAAGCTTCTGCAACTGATTTACCTTGTTTTAATTTTTCAAATGTATCATCTACTGCAATGTAAGTACCAAGAGGTCCCAATGCTTTTAGACCTAATGTAAAAATTCTTTTCTTTGCAATATCATCAGGAATGTTTTTTATTCCTTCTGCTATTTGTTCTAGACCTGGAATTATTACTGCTTTAAATTTTGGAGCATCCATAACTTGTTGAACTATATCTTTAGTTGTTTTATCTCGAAGTGGTGTCCCTATTTTTTTACCACTAATAGATTTTTTATAGTCTGCACCAATACGTTCTATATCAAACACTTGATTACCTTTAGCATCAAACTCATCAAGAACTGGAGTAAGTTTATTAAAACCAATTAATCGTTTATATTTTTTTGGTAATTTAGTTTCAGATTTTTTAACAATCTCAGCTAATTCTTTATTTATTTCATTCATTCTTTTTAATGAACCATCTTTAGAAAAGTCTAATGCATAAGCTTCATTTACTAATTTGTTCATTGGTTTATCAAATTGAGCTAACTCTGCATTCATTTTACTACTAATGATTGCTATATCACTATCTGTTACATCTACTTTTCCTGCAAGAGGAAGCATGTGATGAGCTGCATATCCTTTTGGTGCACCAAACTTAATTGTTCTACCTTGTAAATTTTTTTCAAACTGTCTTCTTACATCTCTTGATATATAATCTTTTTCAGGATCTCTTACTCTTATTTGTTTAGGATTTTTTTCAAAATAATCTGCAACAAAATTTTCAGCTTCTTTTAATGTATTCGCACCTTGACCAGGTATGGTAACTTTATCTGGTCCTATAAAAGGTTTATATTTAGTTACTGTTTTTCCGGTTGGTTTAAAAGTATCAGGTGAATTTTTTCTTCCTAAAACTTCTTCATATTCAATTTTATTAATATTTTCTTTTATTTTTCCTGAACTTTTTTTAACTAAAAATTTATCATCAGGTATTATTTCTTTTGGTTTGCTTGGTTTTATGTATTGAATACTTTCAGCTTCTTTAAGAGCTTTGTTTAATTCTCCTTTTGTTTTACCATAAACCATTTTAGTTGTAGATTCACTTCCTCTTAATTGTGATCCAGGTAATTGTATTTTAAATTTTGCATCTGTAGGAATAGGATTTCCTCTGTTTGCTGCTTGAATTCTATCTACTTCTGTTACCGGTCTTATAACTTTATAAATTTTTCTGGGTGTTCCTTCAGAAAAATTATCTCTATCAGATACTTCAATCTGTTCTGTAACCTTTTCACCTAACTCACCAAAGTAAGGCATTAACATTTCTGTGTGTTGTTCTTGTGTAATCTCTCCATCTTTGAGAGCTTCATCCATATACATTTTTAAAATAGAAACTTTACTTCGAGGCATTAAATTGCCTTTTGCTTTTTTCAGTGTTTGCATTTTATTAATGAGAGTTGGTTGAGGAGTTCCATCCTGAAAACCAGGACGTCTCATGTAAGACATCATTTGATTATAATCGTTGAGTTTCAAATTAAACTCCTAATATGTGAGGCAGCCCACCTGAAGCATTTTTTTTTCTTCTTGTGACTTTATCAAACTCACCTTGAAATTCTAAAGTATCACCTTTTTCCATTAACAATTTATCATAAGAGTCAGGATCAATTCTTCTATTCTCTAACATCTTAATAACTCTACCTTGAAGATCAGGTTCCATTTCAATCATTTGATCAATCATATCTTCATCTAATTCAGGAAAATTTTGTTTAAGTTTTTCTCTACTTAATTTAAAACCTTTAGGTACTTCAGGTACATCTAAAATTTCTCTTGGTTTAGTTCTAGATTCAAATTCTGATATTAATTGTTGTGTAGTTTTTTCTGGTTGATCTATTTCATCAGCAGTTTTCATGGCGCCTTTACCAAATTTTTTATTAATCATATCTACTAATTTCATAATTCCTTTAGGTGTTCCTGTAGCAAAACCCATTCTACCACCATCAGCTTTTTTAGGTCTGACTACTTCATCAAAAGTTCTTTCATAAAAATCTACAGTGTCACTTATATCAACACCTTCATCCATGGCATTACTTTTAATTTTTGCCATAGTAATTCCAAAGTCATCAGACTTTGTTCCTGAATACATAATTTTCATTACTAAATCATCATTATCTAATTGATCCACTAAATCATCAAACATATTAGATCTAACCACAGCACCCATATCAACAGTATCAAATATACCTTGACTTGCATCTTCAACTAAGTCAGCTACAAAAAGTTTTTGTTTTGTAGTTTTAGCACCTAGATTACTAATTATACCTTTAGCCTTATTTAATTTTCTTGCATTCTCATCCATTGTAAATGCTGACATTTGTTCATCAGTTACAAATGGTCTATCTAAATCTGGTTTTATTTTTTTAGTTATATTACCACCTGGTCCTGGTATTGGATTTGCATCTAAAAATGCTTCCATGCCTCCAGCTTCATCTACATCTTTAAAAAATTGTGTTTCATCTGCTTTGTCAAAATAACCTTTACCAAATTTTCTATCAACTAAGTCTTGTACGACATCTTCTTTGCTTTTAGTAAATTCAACTACTTCATCAATTGGTTTGGTTCCTGAGGCCTGAGTCATGATACCAGTATTAAGAGTGGATATGTTTTCACCTTGAGATGTAATTTTAGTTTTAGCCTCTTCCATAATCATCTCTTCTTCGATTGGATTAGGATCTCTTTTAGTTTGTTTTTTGAAACCTTTTTTAAGAGCGTTGTAAGCTGCAGTTATTGTTTTATATGGTCCCATAATTAATAATACGTCCTCTGTTGTGGAGGCATTTTATCCTCCTCATAATCTTCAGGGTGCTTGATCAAACCCCCTTGTCTAAATCTCATTACAGCTTGCGTCATGGAATCCACTAGATCATCATGGTCTCCGTAAGGAAAAGCTGCACATTCCTCAATGACTTCTTGTGCGAAGTCCATATCTTTGGGCGCCCATATCAGTCCCGACTCAAAGAGCGGAGATACTGCGTTTACCCTCGTGTGTTTATCATTACCACGCGATGGTGAGAAATTTATAACA